AGATGTGACATATTGAGAATGTAATGGTCTCCCCTTAATGACAACACCTGATATATCAGTAGCACTACCATTGTCCAACTCATACCATTTTCCAATCTCATTAGTATCGGCAGACCATGCACGGGTCGAGTCTAAGCGACCCGCACCATGACTTGTACCGATGGCGTCCCCACCCCAGTTCCCCGACGATTTGTGTCCACTGTATGGAACATCAACAATAGTGGGGGTTTTGTCTGTCCTGGTCTTACCAGCGACGATGTCAGCACGCATCGACATGTGGTTGTTCCACGTCTGGGGATAAATGCGGATGTACCTAGCATCTACAGGGGCGTCGAAAGTCACATCGACCTGTGTCTCCTTGTCAGTATTTCCCGTATATACCTTACCACCGTCAACATCTGTCCATGTCCCAGTGGCACCCTTGGACTGAACTTTAAAAGTTTTGACCCACTGGTCATGCTCAGCTGCACGCCCCTTAATGGCGACACCGGTAATTTTACCGACTACACCATTGTCAAGTTGGTACCATTCACCAACTGTGCTGTTCTGGGCTGACCATCCCTGTTCAGAATCTAGGCGACCCCGACCATGCCCCACACCGATGGCTTCTCCTGACCAAACGGTAGATGCACTTCGCATAGTCTCTGGGGTATCACGGAGGACTGGGGTTGGGGGTGTGTAAGTGTCGGCACCACCAGCGCCACCAGCGCCACCATCCTCCCCCTCACCCCCACCCATCATTAGGGCAGCACTCACACTGGAGGAGAGGCACATCATACCCAAACCTGCAATCATTGCAACTTGAGCCATCTTGTATTTATTACTATACTATGACATTTTTTTTTTGGTTAAAGAAATAACCTGCCTTTAATTTAATGGAAGATTGTGATGTGTGTTGTGAAAAGTTCAACAAGATAAATCACAAAAAAGTTGAATGTCCCTTTTGTGATTTAGTCAGTTGTAGGTCATGCTGCCAACGATACATCATAGACTCATTCGAAGACCCTCACTGTATGGGGTGTAAGACTCTCTGGAATCGAGAATTTGTCGATACGTTCTGTACCAAATATTTCAGGAATACGACACTCAGGCGACACCGAGAGGATGTACTCTTTGAGAGGGAAAAGGCACTCATGCCTGAAACACAACCCGAGGTTGAGAGGATACTCTATATGAGAAAACTTCGGCGAATACTTCGAACACAGAAAGAGCGCTTAATAGAACTTCATCACAAGTACAAGACGTTCGAAAATGAGTTTGACCGTGTCCTACAGATTCACCCAGATATTCGGAATCTTTACCGAGATATGGAGCGAGTCTATAGGGAACTCGAACAAGTTAGAAACAGTGGCAGGATTGTGGATGGAGACCAGAAGAAATTTGTGCGTCAATGCCCCTGTGAAGAATGTAAGGGATTCCTGAATGAACACTGGTTTTGTGGTCTATGTGACGTCTACTACTGTAAAGAGTGCAACGAAAAGTGCACTGATGGGCATGAATGTGACCCCAACGTCGTGGAGACGATGAAACTCTTGAACAAAGACAGTAAATCTTGTCCCAAGTGCGGTACAGTGATTCATAAGACGAGTGGATGTGCGCAGATGTGGTGCATCTCATGTCACACGGCATTCAACTGGCGTACTGGGGAAATTGAGACTGGTCGGATACACAATCCACACTTTATCGAGTTCAAAAAGAAAACTATGATGTCCCGAGAACATGGAGACATACCCTGTGGTGGCACCCCAACATTCAGGGAACTGCGTGAAATAGGTGCCACTAATGAGATTCTTCAATACTCTATGGCTATACACCAAGTTGAATGGGAAAATATGAACATCGACCTAGAACCTGCAAATAATTTACAGATTCGTGTGTCATACATGCTGAACGATATAACTGAGAAGGACTTCAGGGTATTTCTTCAGAGGCAGGAGAAGTTTAAGGAAAAGACGAGGGACATTTCAAACATATTCGAGATGATGGCAAACACAGGTGGCGACCTCCTTCGACAATATGTTCTCGAACCTGACCGTCACGACGAAATTGTAGAACTTCTCCAGAAGATTATCGACTATGGAAATGGAGTCTTTGAGACTATACGTAATAGGTACAATAGTAAGATACCTCGAAATATTTCTGTGTGATTACATTAAGATGATACTTCTTCTGTTCCTAATCATCATTGTCCTCTACCTGATACCAGTGTACAGGGAACCACGGGTCATGAAAAACTTTCTGACAGATGAGGAGTGTGAGTACATCAAGAAGAAAGCTGAGAAGAACCTTGATACTTCTACCATTGGGGGGAATTACAGGGTTGATGAGAGTATACGTAAGAGTGAGACTGCGTGGTTATCCAGGGAAGACCCTGTAGTCGGGAACATCATGAACAGATGCCTAAAATACACAGACCGACCCTTCCAAAACTGCGAAAGTCTCCAGGTTCTTCGCTACACCCCTGGTGGACATTACACACCACACCAAGATGTTCTCAAACATCAGAAGAATCCTCGGATGTACACGTTCATTTTTGCTCTGAACGACGACTACGAGGGTGGTGAAACCGAGTTTCCCAAAATAGAAAAGAAGTTCAAGCTCAACAAGGGTGACGTCCTCTTCTTCGACACCCTTGACAACTATGAGCTTGATACGTCCAAGGCTTTACATGGTGGGAGACCTGTAAAGTCTGGTGAAAAATGGGTGTGCAATTTGTGGGTACACAAATATTCTTACTCTAACTGATCCTTAACCTTCTCACGGTTCGCCATATGGAGCGCCTCGACGTCCGCCTTGTTCTGTCCCGTATAGGGAACGGCGTACCCCTCGTCACACATCCACTTGTTGACATTCGTCCAAGTGCCATCCTCGCATACCCAAACCTCCGCGAGTACGCGACCAAACTTACCCCTAGAATCCGCCTCGGGGCATCTGAGTTCGATTTCGATATCATCCTTCTCAGATGCGACCGCCTTTAGGCACCATTCCTTGAGCTTCTTCTTGGAGAGGAGACCAAACTTCTTCTCCTCTGCGTCAGATGTGCGAGACTCAGGGGTATCGATACCTAGGAGACGTACACGCTGCTTCGTGCATACATCGAAGCCAAGGTCGATGGCGACATCGATAGTGTCACCGTCGACCACCTTCTCGAGGGAGGAGACACGATACTTGAAGTTACAGGGTTCGACGTTGTATGAAGAAGACATTTCTAAATCATATAGTGGAGTAATCTTTAACCGTTCACTGTGATGAAGTCAGTCTTCTCCATGGTCTCAATCAGGTCTTTGTAGATTTCAGTCAGTTTATCATAGTCTTTGTGTGTGCGGTCAGTTTCATTCTTTTCCATACCGAGTTTACCAATACCCAGTAGTTCACTGAGTTCGTCTTGCTTCTCGAAAATATCCTCATACTTGACACAGTAGATTTTGTAGTTCCTGTTTCCAGGTTTAGTATAGTTGTCGTAAAATTCTTTTACACCATAGAGGTCTTTAGACGAATCAACGACATCTTGAATTGTAGTCTTCCTACTCGTTTGGATGTGGTCTAGATGAAGTGGGTTTGTAAATCTCGATAGAATCGATTTTACTGGATTCTTGTAAATATAAATAACGTAGTAGTCGTCAATCTGATTCTCGGGTACCTGGATACCATTAAACCATTCGATGTATGTACGTCCACCACCATGTCGTCCAATAAACTCCAACTTCTCGGGGGGTTTTCGACTATGTACATGTTCAACGGCGCCATGGCGTTTCAGTGCTTCACACAACATCTTGGAACCGCAACCACCATACGAACACACGTAGAAGATTTTCATATATCGTAAAGGTGCTTAAAATCTTTATGCGACGTTAAGGTATGAAATGTTTGGCCACATTCTCCGAGAACAGTCTCTATAAAATTAAATTGAAAAAGACTCGGATAAATGTTCTAAACGGGTTGTACCATAGACCACCCATACGACGAGAAGTGAGCGACGAAGTCGCGAACCCGAGACTTCGTCTACGGTTCAAGGAAGCCATAGAAGAAGCACAGGAGATATGTGAGGAGGACACCACATCTGAGGCGTGTCACTGGGCATGGTACGAGGTGGATGAGTTGGAAGATTCCATCATGCGTCGATAATGACTGTGGGTGGCTCATCATCGTATCCATAGAAGTGAATAGAGATACCGTAAAGTTCATTGAGTCGCGCGTTCAACTCTTCATTTATGAACCATTTCCATTCACGCAAATCTGTAGAAAAGTATTCACATCTTTCCTCACCGAAGCCACGTTTGAGAAGAAAGTCTTCGTAGCGTACTTCCTTCATGAGAGAATAGACAGACTCTGGAACTGGAACTGTACCCACGCGGACGGCGTCGAAGATGTCGATGACATAGTACCCACGTGCGTCACAGATTATGTTCACCTGTATATCGGGGAACCCTTTGATGAATGATTCAAAGTCTGCATCACTTGGGAGAGTCGTGAAAATCGTCGGACCGACTTCATCAGGAATCACTTGTAGGAGTGAGGGGTGTGTGTGATACGCGATAGGTGCATCCGACCACTCTGCCTCGAGAACACTCGCATCGACGCGCGCCCTTTCCTTGGAGGTCACGTAGGTGAGACCTTTGTAGTTCATAAACTTGTCGTATTTGACCTTACCACCATATTCCCACCTATTCTTTGATGACAACTTACTCACGGATTTCAAATCTCGCACCACGATTTTTGTAATGTGTAACCTATGTGCGGTCATCCTATATTCATGATGACATTTTTATCCAGGAGTGTAATTTCACCAAGTTGGTCCCATGTGTAGTACTTGACGGATATGCCAAACTTTCTGCGCATTATGGGGTCCATGTAGTTGTTCACGGTTCGTTTCCACTGGGTAGGTGTGGTTTGGATGTACGCCAAGTTACTCCACGTGACTGACACCCGTTGAAATTCCTGACCCTGCACGAGACGGTTGAACTCACGGATAACGGCATCGATATCGGGTTTGTTTAGGTTTGTTTCGATGAGGTCGATGATGTAGTATCCTTGATTTTCGAGGATGAGATTCGCTTGCATGTTCGGGTATGCGTTTACGTACACCCTAAAATCGGCTTCACTGGGGTATGTGAAAAGTGGACTTGCATGTTCAGGAACGGGATGTGTGTGATACACAATATATTGAGTCATCTCTTCTTGTGTCGGCTGCACAGTGGCGAGCCGCTGGTCAGTACGAGCTGTGGGTCTATTGAACCTGACATAGTTTCGTGTGTTTGACAGGGTGAATGGTATCGTACCCGCATACTCAACGCGTTGTTCCCAAGTCTTTTTGTATACATCTTGAAGTTCCTTGATTGTTTTACGGCTCAAACGAACAGACAAGACACTGCCATTAGTTCCCGTGACCGTACCCAGATTGAACGCATTCCTGGGTATGTTCACACGTCTGAAATTACGAGCGAGGCGGTTGATTGCGGCATTGAGTTGTGTCATTTTCCGTCGTCTCTCCACTTCACGGCGCCTATTGAGAGCCTGTCTACGCACAGTTTCAGCCCTACGTTTCTCAATCGTTTGTGTGGAAGTCTTCCTGACCGAGACCATCTTACTTTAGATAAAGAAGAAAATTGAAGTACAACTAATGAACATCGAGGCATTCGCTCGAGAGATATATTCTCAACTGGGTCCTGGATACAGTGAGAGAGTATATCACAATGCGATGGAGGTTTTATTGAGGGAAAAGGGAATTCCATATGAGTCAGAACGTATCATTCCAATTCCATTTAGGGGACATGTGATTGGTAACTTGAGGGCGGACATTATTATTAACAAAGAGACTGTGCTAGAATTCAAGGCTATTAAGACTCTGAATGACGCGGCGGAGTTGCAGGGTAGTAACTATCTTCGTCTGACAGGTCTGAAGACGGCGTATCTGGTGAATTATCCACCCCACTCAGATCGGGAGGTGGAGGTGCGACGGATTCAAGCAGTACCATCAGAGGTAGAATCCGAGCCAGATTGTGGTAGAACCTTTGGGATTCCGTATAGTGTGTCCGCGGATCTAGGACAGCCATTTGAAGAATATCTTGAGCCCTTTGGAGTAGAGTCCGAGCTTCTTCTAGGCAGTGATGGACCGCTGGGTCGGCTTGACTAATTGTCTCCAGGTGGGGGAGAACTTTGGTTTCCAACTCATAGAGGGCGAGGAGGGCTGGCTCGTCGTTCATTTGGTATAATTGTATTTACGTTCGTACTTAGGTGGTATTTCCAGGTACACGGGGTGACCACCACTTGGGGGTTTCTTGCAGAAATTCTTACACTTACAGCAGTCCCGTGGATTCGTGAGTTGCCTCTTGTTTGCGTAACACTTCATGGGAAGGTAGATGTCCTTCTTGAGAATTCGAACGATTCTATCAATCAAAATCATAATAACTTTTCACGTACCCAATCTCTATCCTTCTTAAAAATTTTGGACAACTTAGGGTCTTTATTTTTAAAAAGTATCATGAGAACGTTCAAACGCCTAAAGAGACCGAGGGGTGGTTCACCCGCCCTGACGACCCGCATGAGGGCGCGGTGCCGAGCAAGTTCGGACTTTTCTTTGACATCCTCATAGCCATGGGCACTGAGGATACCAGAGTTGCTGAGGGGGATGCGCACGACCATTTATTCTACCCCGACTTTATTTTTTACCCTCACAGATGAGACATACTCTCTGTCTACCGAAGCAGTTGGTGCATAAAAAGTGTTCACATTTCCGAAACTTGACACATTCCTGGTGCGTGTGACAATTTGGACACTCCGAGTTTTTAAATTGGAGGGCTTCATTCTTAAATCTCCAAAAGCATGAGGTGCACACCTTTAG